GATGGTAAGGCCTTTCCTCAGCCAGCAGGTGCTGCGTTACCAGTCCGGGAAGCCGCAACACAGGAAGAAATTAAAACAGAAACTGTGGCGGACATTGTGCAGCCGTTGCCATCGTTTACCGAAACGCAAGCAGATGAGCTGATTTTTCCGTCCCTTCGCAGGGCAAACCTGGCGCTGCGCAGGGCGAAAAGTGATGTTCAGAAGTGGGAGCGAGTCTGCGCCGCGCTGCGGGAGCTGAACAAGCACCGGGATATTGTTCGACAGATTAGTGATTCTTCCCGCCGTGTTGTATCGGAAAAGTGATTGCCGGAGGCGCTTATGGCAAAAGTATTTACACCAGAAGAGCGGGAAGAAGTGAAGGCGCGCATTGTGGAATTCGTGCGCCTGAGCGGACGAGAAACTTTTCGACAACTGGCAGATAAAACGGGTGTCAGTAAGACCGCTATTCGTCGTTTATCTGGTGCGCTTGCGGCCAGTGGTGATGTCTGGCTCTCTGGTTGCGGGGTATTTCCATCAGAGCAGGCGTATCGCGTATGGCGTAAGACACCGGAGAAGGCTGCTGACCCGACACTGATTCGAAAGTTACCTGACGGAGAAATACGTCGTTACAACAGACGGCAGAACATAATTTGTCGTGAGTGCCGCCAGAGCGAAGTCATGCAGCGTGTGCTGGCGTTCTATCGGGGAAACTTTCAGGAGGTGATGGAGTGAGGGTGAGAGTTTATATTGCCGGTCCAATGACGGGATATGAAAATTTCAACCGTGAGGCGTTTCACAAGGCGGAAGAGGAACTGAAACGGGAAGGGCATACCGTCTTAAACCCGGCAGTACTTCCGGACGGGCTGACACAGCCGCACTACATGGATATTTGCATGGCAATGATTCGTTGTGTGGATGCGATTTACATGCTGAATGGCTGGCAGCGGTCAGCGGGCGCTAAGGCAGAGCTGGCACTGGCGGAGAAACTGGGGCATGCGGTGATTTATCAGGAGGTGGCTCAATGAGAGAGGTTAACTATGAGGCGCTTCGTGAGGCAGCACAAAACTATCAGTCGACGCTGGCGTGGTATCAGGCTATCCCGGACAGNCCAAATGCTGAACGGGATTGTGATGCGGCTCTTGCTGCGTTTAAGCGTCACATCCGTCATCGGGAAGCGGATATTATCGCTGATTTGCTGGATGGACTGGAAGAAGCAAAATCACAACTCAACGAGCAGCGTGAGTATTACGAAGGCGTTATCTCTGATGGGAGTAAGCGTATTGCTGAACTGGAAGCGCGGGAAGTTCAATTACCGACTCGCTACGACCTTCGATATGGACACCCGATAAATGCAGATGAGCGACATGTCATGATACCTAAAGAAAATGGCAGTTGGCTTTACCTGATTGACCTAGAACACGCATTACGCGTCGCTGGCATTCGCATCAAAGGAGAGGAGCATGGAAATAAAACCAGAGGATGAGTTAAGCAATATCGTTTTATTTCCGGTAAAAGAGGATGACCCTCGTAATCAGGTTAATTTTCTTTATGAGTCATCGGAAAGACCATATTGTCATCACGCCTCTGTTCGGGTTGACGAAAAAGAGCGTCAGGTCCGCTGTAAAATCTGCGGTGCAGTTGTGGAGCCGTTTGACTGGATGCTCTCTGTGGCGAAAAGAGAAACCAGACTGGCAGATGATGTAAGGCTATTGCGCCAGGAGGAACAGGAAAGGCGGAAAAATATAGAAAAGTTAATTCAGATTGAGCGTAACGCGAAAGCGCGGATATGCAGGGCGACAAAATCCAGAACTGAATAATTAAATTTAGCACTGTTAAAAATTTTATCCTTAACCGGAGGGATTTCTGCACCCTCAGAACATCAGGAGGCCGCCCGAAAGGGCGGTAATGAAAAATGACTGAATTAACAAAAGAGCAATTAATCGAAGAAGCCAAATTAAAAATAGCGATTGCGAAATGCCACACGAATTCAGGGATGGCACGGGTAGAGGGTGAGTTATTCAAAATTGCACTGGCATCGCTAGAAGCGGAACCGATAGCGTGGAAATGCGGCGAAAACATAATCCTGTTTAATCCTGACACAGTTGAAGCATACGCAAAACGTGCGGAGATATCACCTAAACCACTATTCGCAGCTCCACCTGTGCCGGTTGTGTCTGAAGGACTGGTTAAAGCCGTGCGCTTCTATGAAAAGGTTAAGCGTGAAAATCCGCCAGTCGAAACCGGAGCATGGAAAGACGCTGTTGACTGGGTGCTCAAAGAGGCCTGCCAGGTTGTAAACACTGGCATCAAAGGAGACTGATATGGCACTGACGAAAAAACAACGTGCAGAATTGCGCATGAAGTTTGGCGGTCGCTGTGCTTATTGCGGCTGTGAACTTGGCGAAAAGTGGCATGCAGACCATGTAAAACCGGTCATTCGTTTTAATGGAAATATGCTTCACCAGGAACGTGACGATATATCCAACATGGTTCCGGCATGCCACCCATGCAATCTGCACAAGCATTGCAGTAGCCTGGAAGACTATCGGCGAATTATCAGTGATGGTCGTCGTGAATTCCTTGCGTCCGGGAAAGGCAAAGCGCTGGTTCGTATGGGATTGGTTGAAATGAAATCTGACCCGGTTGTGTTCTGGTTTGAAAAATATCAAGAAGGGGCTACAGCATGACCACTATTACCAATAAGAAACAGTATCCCAGCGAGCAATATCTTAATGAGCTTATCACCAACATAGAGTTTGCTGCAAGGGCACCAGTTGAAGTCGTGAGCGCAATGGCAGCAGAGCTACAGAAGCGGCGCGAAGCTGATAGCGCAGAACCAGTTGCTTATATTTTCAAACATCCGGCCGGGAAATTATTCTGGGCTTTAACGGATGAAAGCAATAAAGAGCAAGCGGACGTTATTCCTGTTTATGCCGCCCCTCCAGTGCCAGTAGTATCTGAAGAAAAACCAATGCCTAACCCTCTTAAAATGTACGCGGTCGATGATGTTGCCGCTATTGCAGAGGTGAGAGGCTGGAATGCCTACCGCGCCGCCATGCTTCAGAGTCAGGGGGAAGGCAACCCTCATGTAACCCCGGCTCGCCTGCCTGGTGGTTTCACCATTGAGGATGCGAAGGTGTTACATGAAGACCTTGTACGTAGCCACATAAGCCAGGCTTTAAGTGGCGAAAAGATGAAAAAGAAAGATCGCGATGCTGATTTGCGCTGGATTCATGGCGTAATAGTTCAGGCCGCGTGGTTTGTAAAGGCATCACTGGAGCAGAATGCACTATCGGGCAACTCTCCGGTAATTCCTGGTGAGGTGTTGTCCGCAATCCGGGAGGTTGCCAGGATTCGCGCCGATTTCGATGATTTTGACGGTGACAGGCGAGGTATCGGTGATTGTCTGGATGAGGCCGAGCAAGAGCTTATCGTTACCATTAACAAATATGCCAGTCAGTTGGCAGTAGAGCCGGTAGTACCTGATGACGTTCTGGAACAGACAGTAGCGTCGCCAGCGCTAGGTAACCAGGTTAGCGAATTAACAATGTGGGTTAAACGACTGGTCAGTCAACTGAAAAAAGCTCAGCCGGACTGCAAATTACCGGAGAAGGCGATGGATTACCTGAAACGAAATGGACTGATAAGCGTGGAGGATGTTTTACGATGAATATTTAGACTAAAGAGTTTGTAACGCTATGTAAGTGATTTTTTCTGGTTTAGATATTTATATGTCCGGCCAAATTGAGGTGTGTTTAAATGTTATTGCACATTGATTGTAGGGGGAATAATGAAAAACGCATTGCAGTTTTTGTTTGTTGCGTTCTGGTTGTTCGCATCATGTATGCCCATCATCTTCACAGCAAGGTATATGGAAAAAATTGATGTTTTGATATTAATGTTTGGACATATAAATGCCCTTTTTTTAGGGGTGTTCATGGCGGTCATGTGCATTGAATACTGGCGGTAAATACAGCGAACGCCATTGGTTTAGTTGGATATTTACTGTGCCGGACAAAAACGGTTTGCGGGGAAATCTTAGTTAAGTAGAATAACTGCGGGTGCTTGAGGCTATCTGTCTCAGGCATGAACACCAAAAGGCAGATAGAGAAAAGCCCCAGTTAACATTACGCGTCCTGCAAGACGCTTAACATTAATCTGAGGCCATATCTATGCGACACATAGAGATTAGCCTCTTACGGACCGAAAGGTCAAGGAGAAGCAGGCTATGAAGCAGCAAAAGGCGATGTTAATCGNCCTGATCGTCATCTGTTTAACCGTCATAGTGACGGCACTGGTAACGAGGAAAGACCTCTGCGAGGTACGAATCCGAACTGGCAGACGGAGGCTCTGATTCGTAGACTACTAATCTGAGTAAAAGACCCAGCGGGGAAAGAACCACGCCGGGACTAGTTAATAAGATATTTATAGCGTGGCTATTCTTTTTTTGCGGTATAGACTTTTTCGCCTGAGAAGTCTGGAGCTACCCAAAAGTTAATATTAAACTGAGCATCATCGCTTAGTTCAACACGGTGCCAGTATTGTGGTGGGCTTGTTGCAAAAGCGCCAGCATTAATGACTACTTTTATCTCCGGTTCAGTAGCATTCTCATCAGCAAAACCATAATATGTTACAGTACCTTCCATCACGCATAACTGTCCAAAAACACCTGCTGCTGTATTATGATGTGTTAATAACGCTGAAGGTACGTTCTCTTTTGTGAAGAACGGAGTTGAGCGTTTGATTACCCAGTCTTTAGGAATTCTCTTGTGTGTCATAACCACCTCCCATAAAACATGCATTATAAATGCACCTTTTTGAGGGTTATGTCAAGCTGTTATGAAACACATAATTGATATGTTGATTAGAGGAGAAGATAGAATCAATATGGTTGTTTTTCGTATAACTATTTGTTTTACTTTTAGTTTGTGCATTCTGTGTGTTAGGAATAACTTATTAAAGTTTAACTAAAAAATCTCGATATAGTCCGCATAGATTACTGTTACTGAATCTTATTGTGTGCATTAGTTGTGTTCTGAAATTTCAATTTAATTACTTATGATATATTTTTAACGATAAATGTTTTCCGGGTGAAAGACAGTGGGGGATGAGATAAGCAATATATCATTAATCTTGATTATTTCCAGGATGCCTTTACTGTGCATATAAATAAATCATATACGCATCAAATAATGTAAAGGCATCCTTTTAGATATATCTTATCAAATGTTAATGATTTGAGTGGGAAACATGATTCCAGAAACTAATCATGCGGCTACTTTATAAAAATAATGCCCATATAAAACAGCCAGCGAAAAGGATTACGGATAAAAAAGGAGCGAGATGTGCATAGTTGTTATTTTCCATGTTTAACCACCTTAAATAATTGATGATGACGGGATGTGCATCTGTAATGCTTTTGTTGAAATGTTATGATNAAAAAAGAACTTTTTCATAACATTAAAATGTAATTTATCTAATCGTTTTTAATAATAAGTGTTGTATTTCTATCCTTGTATCAGCTATTTGATATGTAGTGTTTGTTCATGTTATGTGGAGCTTTACACCATAGCCAGTTTATTTATACTTTATTCGTCAGCCTGAACAACTGGCATCTGCTGCACTGCGCCATCGAGAGATTGAGAAATGGCGCATATACAACTGGTCAAACAAACCTCTTCTGGACTACTTCTCCCGGCGACGCCGGAGAGTTGCGATTTTTTGCATCAAATCAAAATAGGCGAGTGGATACACGCAGACTTTAAGCGTGTGCGTAACTACGCATTCCACAAGCGTTTTTTCAAACTCCTGCAACTGGGATTCGATTACTGGACTCCGGTCGGTGGGGCGATCACGCCTCGCGAACGAAAGCTGGTTTCAGGATTCGTTGATTACCTATGTGAATCAGTAGGCCGGGAACATACGCCAGCTCTGAGCGAAGCCGCAGAGCAATATCTGAATACAGTTGCGACACGCAGAACCCGGGATACGGCATTGCTAAAGTCGTTTGAGGCTTTCCGCGAGTGGGTAACCATTCAGGCCGGATTTTACACCGAGCATCTTTATCCTGATGGTAGCCATGGGCGTCGGGCGAAATCCATCGCTTTTGCGAATATGGACGAAACCGAGTTTCAGCAGGTTTATAAATCTGTTCTGAATGTGCTGTGGAACTGGATTCTGTTCCGTAAATTTTCCTCTCCGGAACAAGTCGAAAATGTGACCGCGCAGCTGCTGGAGTTTGCGTAATGGTGGATTTACGTAAAGCGGCGCGGGGGCAGATGTGCACCGTCAGAATTCCTGGCTACTGCAATCACGATCCGGAAACGTCTGTGCTGGCGCATTACCGACTGGCGGGAACGTGCGGAACAGCGACAAAACCACACGATATGCAGGCGGCGATTGCCTGTAGCTCATGCCACGATCTAATCGACGGGCGGGTAAAAACCAGCGATTACACCAAAGAAGAATTACGCCTGATGCATGCAGAAGGTGTTTTTCGCACACAAGAAATCTGGAGAAAGGAGGGATATTTGTGATTTACCCAACGAATACAGGAAAAAGCGGAGAACACCTTCGTCTCGCCACGCTGGAAAGTGTCTGGATTCAGGGCAAACTGCGTATGTGGGGGCGCTGGTCGTATATTGGCGGTGGCAGGTCAGGAAATATGTTCAATCAGTTGTTGGCATCCAAAAAATTGACGAAAACAGCCATCAATGAAGCCCTGCGCAGAATGAAAAAAGCGGGAATAGAGAAAGCTGAGCTGGAAGCGTTTTTGCGAGAGATGATCAACGGCAAGCAAAAGAGCTGGCTGGCGCATTGTACTGATGCAGAGGCGTTATGTATTGATCGAGTCATAAGTGAGGTGCTGGCAGAGCATCCTGGATTGATTAGTGTCCTCCGGCAACGGTATGAAGGACGGGGGATGACTAAGCGCAAAATGGCTGAATTGCTAAATGATGCACATCCTGAGTGGTGTTTTAGCACATGCGAAAAGCGAATTGCTAATTGGTTGGCTGTTGCTGAGTATGCCCTATATATTCCCATGCGAGAATCATTTGCTCAAAAAATAGCTTGATTTTTTACGCATAAACTGCTTCAATTCCGGTATGCTTCGCAAAGCTGTATCGCGAGGCGAACCAAGCGCATGAACTTTACCAGAACCCGCCATTGAGCGGGTTTTGTTGTTTCTGGTACTGGTGAACCTGATGTTTCATTTCTGGAGCGCGATTCCTGGCGGAATACCTAGAATCGAGACATTCTGGTAAAATTGTTTTCAGTACAGGATGTGGAGGTGAGATGAGAGAACTACCTAAAGATTATTTTTTAGGAGTAGATGATGAGCTCGTCGATTATCTTGAAAAACAAGGGGAAGAGACGATACGAGAGATTCATCTTTCTAACAAAACCAATGTTGAGAATGGATACAAACTTCTGAACATTCAGATTGTTGGAATTGGTTCATCTTTTTTATTGCTGACACAGAAAACTAATTTCGATTTTCTCACCGCCGGAATTACCACATTTACATTACTATGGACATGGTGCGCCATTTACTTGGTATGTACTGGTTTATCTGTGAAGGTTAGGGGCCTGATCAATGCCCCTCCTGATCATCTATATCATGAAAAATATAAGGATATGGAGCCCTCGAGCTTTAAAATATTCGCTGATGCAGGATATTTAGGACCTGATAAGTTATTGCCGCTTATACGAAGGTATCGCCTTGTTGACTTGAGTGATACAGCAAGAGAGTTACTGTTGGAAAATGAGAAAATCCGCACGAGTCTCGATAAAGCAAGGATGTATACCATCCTTGCTCCGGTAGCGGCGATGTTTATCTCGGCTGTTTTTTTATATGTTCAATGACTGAGTCGGCAGAATCTCCAACAAAAACACGACGTGTAGCAAAGTCTGTAGTACTTTGTGTTGGAGTTGGTTTTGGTGCCACGGGTTGCTGAGGTTTATTTTCACCTTGTGGTTTGTTTTTTCAGANCATAAAAATCCTCTTTGTTTGAATTGTTACTTTTGGCGATTTAACGATATCAAACACGAGTATATACCGCCAGAAGCTTAATCTGGCACTCCATCTGGCCCCGGCATGTCCCGGGGCTTTTTCGTTGTTAGGCTCTGGAAACATCCTCGACTTCTTGTTAGCAAGCCTGAGAGCCTGAATCTTACACTTAGCACCATCCGAACTCTCGGAGGTGAGGCTTATGAAAATGCACAATGCCCCTCATTCCTGGCCTGACTTACTGGAACTCTTACAAAGTTGGTGGCGTGGAGATACGCCGCTGGGTGCAGTGGTTATGTCAATTATTATGGCTGGTTTGCGCATTGCCTATTTTGGCGGTGGCGGCGGCTGGAAACGAAAAACGCTTGAGATTCTGCTTTGTGGTGCTCTGACGCTGACCTTTGCATCCGCGCTTGAGTATGTCGGATGGCCTAAATCACTTTCTGTTGCCATTGGTGGTGGGGTGGGGCTGATTGGTGTTGATGCTATTCGTGGTGCGGCAATGAGGGTCATCGGTAACAAGTTCGGTGCCCATAAGGAGTAATTAATGCAGACACTTAATTCCCAGCGTAAAGCTTTCCTTGATATGGTGGCATGGTCAGAAGGAACAGATAACGGACGGCAGAAAACCAGAAATCACGGTTATGATGTTATTGTCGGTGGCGAACTGTTCACTGATTACTCCGATCACCCCCGCAAACTTGTCACGCTAAATCCGAAACTCAAATCAACAGCCGCTGGACGTTACCAGCTTCTTTCACGCTGGTGGGATGCCTACCGCAAGCAACTTGGCCTGAAAGATTTTTCTCCAGAAAGTCAGGATGCTGTAGCGCTGCAGCAGATTAAAGAGCGTGGCGCTTTGCCGATGATTGATCGCGGTGATATCCGTCAGACTATCGACCGTTGCAGCAATATATGGGCTTCACTGCCGGGCGCTGGTTATGGTCAGTTCGAGCATAAGGCTGACAGTCTGATTGCAAAATTCAAAGAAGCTGGCGGAACGGTCAGAGAGATTGAGGTATGAGCAGAGTAACCGCGATTATCTCCGCTCTGGTTATCTGCATCGTCGTCTGCCTGTCATGGGGTGTTAATCATTACCGTGATAACGCCATCGCCTACAAAGAACAGCGCGACAAAAATGCCAGAGAACTGAAGCTGGCGAACGCGGCAATTACTGACATGCAGATGCGTCAGCGTGATGTTGCTGCGCTCGATGCAAAATACACGAAGGAGTTAGCTGATGCGAAAGCTGAAAATGATGCTCTGCGTGATGATGTTGCCGCTGGTCGTCGTCGGTTGCACATCAAAGCAGTCTGTCAGTCAGTGCGTGAAGCCACCACCGCCTCCGGCGTGGATAATGCAGCCTCCCCCCGACTGGCAGACACCGCTGAACGGGATTATTTCACCCTCCGGGAACGACTGGTAATGATGCAGGCCCAACTTGAAGGTGCTCAGCAATACATAACCGAGCAGTGTTTNAAAGTAAAATCTTAACTACAATATGATTCATTTTGATGATTGTTTCATAAGGAACAGTGAAGTAAGATCTAAGAGGAGTTAAATTTTATACAGTATAATCATAATATTGCAGCAAGGTGGTTATAATTGAAAGAATATTTAGATATGAATACATCTCATGTAAGAGTTGTTACTCATATGTGTGGGTTCCTGGTTTGGCTCTATAGTCTTTCAATGTTGCCACCAATGGTTGTAGCATTGTTTTATAAAGNAAAAAAGCCTGTTCGTTTTCTTTATAACTTTCGTTATATTTTTTTGCATTGGTGGCGGAGCGTGGTATACAACTAAGAAATCTGGCATTCAATTACGTANCCGTGATGGGTTTATTATAATTGTAATGTTTTGGATTTTGTTTTCTGTTATTAGTGCATTCCCTTTATGGATTGACTCAGAACTTAATTTAACGTTCATTGATGCTCTGTTTGAAGGGGTTTCTGGAATAACAACAACAGGAGCAACTGTAATTGATGATGTTAGTTCATTACCTCGGGCATATTTGTACTATCGGTCACAGTTAAATTTTATAGGTGGTTTAGGAGTTATTGTTCTGGCGGTTGCTGTATTGCCATTATTGGGTATTGGTGGTGCAAAGCTTTATCAGTCAGAAATGCCGGGGCCATTTAAGGATGACAAACTCACTCCCCGCCTGGCCGATACGTCACGGACACTGTGGATAACTTATTCTTTATTAGGTATTGCTTGTATTGTCTGTTATAGACTTGCAGGAATGCCTTTGTTTGATGCTATTTGTCACGGGATTTCCACAGTTTCGCTTGGTGGTTTCTCAACTCATAGCGAGAGTATCGGATATTTTAATAACTATTTGGTTGAGCTGGTGGCTGGTTCTTTTTCCCTGCTATCGGCTTTCAACTTCACTCTTTGGTATATTGTTATTAGCAGGAAAACGATAAAACCTTTAATCAGAGATATTGAACTTCGTTTCTTTCTGTTAATAGCCTTAGGGGTGATCATTGTTACCTCTTTCCAGGTCTGGCATATAGGTATGTATGACTTGCATGGAAGTTTTATTCATTCGTTTTTTCTTGCCAGCTCCATGCTCACTGATAATGGTTTAGCTACGCAGGATTATGCAAGTTGGCCCACGCACACGATAGTGTTTTTGCTGTTGTCAAGTTTCTTTGGGGGATGTATAGGTTCAACTTGTGGTGGAATTAAGTCACTTCGATTTCTTATACTTTTCAAACAAAGCAAACACGAGATAAATCAGCTTTCTCATCCCAGAGCGTTGTTGAGTGTAAATGTAGGAGGGAAGATAGTTACAGATCGTGTAATGAGGTCTGTATGGAGTTTCNTTTTTTCTTTATACTCTCTTCACGGTGTTTTTTATACTGGTGTTAAATGGTATGGGATATGATTTTCTTACATCATTTGCAACAGTGGCTGCATGTATTAATAATATGGGATTAGGTTTTGGGGCTACTGCATCGTCATTCGGAGTGCTTAATGACATTGCAAAATGTTTAATGTGCATAGCTATGATTCTTGGTCGCCTTGAAATTTATCCTGTTATTATATTGTTTTCAGGNTTTTTTTTGGCGCTCCTAATATATGGCTGATTTATAATTGTGAGTTTAATATTATGTTGACTCACTCATTGATCCAATACCTAACTTTACCAGCAACACCTCCGTCCCCAGTAGCACTGGCTGCTGGGGTGCGTTTTATTCATAAAGCAAGGCTGTATGAGCGAGAAATTAAAGATAGTCTATCGCCCATTACAAGAATTGTCACCGTATGCGCACAACGCCAGGACGCACAGTACTGAGCAGGTGGCACAACTGGTAGAAAGTATTAAGCAATTCGGCTGGACTAATCCGGTGCTGATTGACGAAAAGGGCGAAATTATTGCGGGTCACGGTCGTGTTATGGCGGCTGAAATGCTCAAAATGGATTCTGTTCCGGTCATTGTTCTGTCTGGCCTGACGGATGAGCAGAAAAAGGCGTACCGCCTGGCAGATAATCGCCTGCCGATGAATGCTGGCTGGGATGAAGATCTGTTGCGGATGGAGCTGTCGGACCTAATCAATGCTGATTTTGATGTCTCCCTGACAGGCTTCATCCCGACAGAAATTGATGAACTGTTGACGGATGTTTTGCCCGGTACAGGAAATGAGGAGGAGCCGTATACGACGAAAATTGATACGCCTGTTTATGAGCCGTCGGGCGGTAAACCGGATATCAGTGAACTGTACGACGATACGAAAACTCAGGAGCTGATCAGCCGGATACGTTCGGCGTCCCTTGAGCCTGATATTGAGAAATTCCTCCTGTGTGCGGCAGAACGTCACACGGTGTTTAATTTCAGCAGAATTGCGGACTATTACGCTCACGCCCCCTCTGAAATTCAGTGTTTTTTCGAGGAGTCGGCGCTGGTGATCATTGATTATCAGCAGGCTATTGAAAATGGATTTGTCCGGATGACGCAGCGCATGGTGGAGATCATGCATGGTGGTGAGGAGGAGGAATATGCGTGATGATTTTTGCGCCTTTATTCTGACTCACGGGCGACCGGACAAAGTTCTGACTTACCGGACGTTGCGTCGTGCTGGCTATACCGGGAAAATTTTTATCGTTGTTGATGATGAAGATAAGACACGGCATCAGTACATGGCTGAATTTGGGGAACAGGTGCTGGTGTTTTCCAAAGCCGATATCGCCAGTCGTTTTGACGAAGCCGATAATTTCTGTGACCGCCGCTCAATTTTTTACGCCCGTAATGCCTGTTTCGACCTGGCAAAACTGGTCGGGTGTAAATACTTCATTCAGCTCGATGATGATTATCACGAGTTCCAGTTTCGGGTGGATCGCAACTATGACCAGGCCTATTTTCCGATAAGGAAACTGGATGCGATCCTTTCTGAAATGCTGGCGTACTACGAATCAATACCTGCTCTTTCCATCGCTATGTCGCAGGGCGGGGATTTTCTTGGTGACAATGGCGGCCATGCTTCGTGGGTGAAACGCAAGGCAATGAACAGCTTTATCTGTTCGGTTGAACGACCGTTCTCATTCATGGGGCGCATTAACGAGGATGTGAATACGTACACGAATCTCGGTCGCTGTGGTGAATTGTTTATGACGATCGGTGCTGTCCAGTTAGGGCAGAAACAGACGCAGAAAAACAGCGGCGGAATGACCGAGCTGTATCTGGATTCCGGAACCTACGTTAAAAGTTTTTACTCCGTCATGTATGCGCCGTCGTGCGTAAAAATCTCACTGATGGGTGCCAGCCATAAACGCATTCACCATCAGGTCACCTGGAACAACGCTGCAGTAAAAATCCTTCACGAAAAATACAGGAAGAAGACACCCTGCATATCAATGGGGGTGACAAATGATTCCGTATTCGAAAGTCGAGTCTCTGGCAGCGTGCCGGATGACTGCACAACAAATCGCTGACGTTCTGGATGTTGATCTGAACCGACTGAAAGAAAATCGGGAAGCAATGACAGATTTTTATGCGGCCATCCGTAAGGGCAGAGCGAAAGGTGAAGCCGAGTTACGAGCGGCATTGTTTAAGCTTGCCAGAAAAGGGGATGCCTTTGCTCTGCGCGAACTACTCAGGGTGGATAAAAATCAGGACTAACTGATGAGCAGACCGGACTGGGGGGCGTTGCAGCAGGAGTATATTGCTGAATACACCCGCTCCGGTATATCTCCGGTGGCATGGTGTGAAGCAAGGGGACTGAATTACGCAACAGCCCGTCGTTACATCAAAAAAACTCCGAAAAATGCGCAGACAGAAATGTGCAAAACTGCGCAAAAAAGTGCGCAGAAAAAATCTGCGCAGACTGCACAAAAGCGGAACGAAAAATCTCAGGAAAAAAAGCCAGTATTCGATGCGGGCCTGAATGAGGGCGACGCGGAGGAATTTTCGTTCTGTCCCGATGAATTCGGCATTTCTGACCAGCAGGCTAAGTTTGCGATGCTTGTTGCTCAGGGTAAAAAGCCGACAGAGGCGTACCGACTAGCCGGTTATGAGGGGCAAGGTGCGACAGCTAATAGCAACGCCAGTCGTATGCTTAGAAATGCCAGGGTTTTTCGCGCTATCAGCTACTTCCGCAATCAGTACCAGAAACGCTATACCGCAGACCTGGATTTACTAGTGAGTCAGTTGATGGCCATTGTCCTGGCCGACCCCAATCAGCTTGCACAATTTCGCCGTGTTAACTGCCGTTATTGCTGGGGCGAGAATCATCTCTACCAGTGGCGCGATATAGCAGAATTCGACAAGGCAGCGGCGCAGGCTTCCAGAGATGGCAAACCCGAACCGGAATATGGANGCCTCGGCTTTGTTGATAACGCCATACCCAATCCGGACTGCCCGAAGTGCTGCGGTGAGGGAACGGGACAGCTTTATATGGCTGATACCACTCTGCTTGATGGGGATGCGCGGCAATTATATGCAGGGGCAAAATTCGGAAAATTCGGCGTTGAGATCCTGCTGGAGGATAAGGCTGCCGCCCGGCGTGAATTGTTGCGTTTGCTTTCTGCTGGCGGGGCTTTATGTGCAGATAAGCGGCTACAGGAACTGGAAATTGAACGGCGCAGAATGGAAAACCAGAAGCTGCGCAAAGAGATCGAAACGGTGGAAGATAATGAACATCCCCAGCCTGTGGCGATCAATATTAATGTGGTTGATGCCAGAGTAAGGAGTGATGAAGATGATCTCTCCGACGCTTAATGTGCCTCAGGCGCGATTTCTTTCAATGCCCCATAAATTTAAAGCCTATATTGCTGGTTTTGGCTCGGGCAAAACATGGGTTGGGTGTGGCGGCATATGCAAGGGGATTTGGGAGCATCCAGGTATAAATCAGGGATATTTTGCGCCAACGTATCCCCAAATTCGCGATATTTTTTACCCTACAGTGGAAGAAGTTGCTGCTGACTGGGGATTGAACGTAAAAATTAATGAGGGAAATAAAGAGGTTCACTTTTATTACGGACGCCAGTATCGGGGAACCACTATCTGCAGATCGATGGAGAAGCCACAAACGATCGTCGGTTTCAAAATTGGTAATGCGTTGGTGGATGAACTGGACATTTTGCCGAAGGAAAAAGCCAGAACGGCGTGGCGCAAGATAATTGCACGTATGCGTTATAAGATTGATGGACTTCGCAACGGTATTGACGTTACAACCACGCCGGAAGGATTCAAATTTGTCTACGAGCAGTTTGTTAAAGCCGTGCGTGAAAAAACAGAGCTGGCCTCACTGTATGGTCTGGTGCAGGCATCTACTTTCGATAATGAAAAGAACCTGCCAGCAGATTACATTCCTTCGCTTCTTGAATCATACCCTCCAGAGCTGATTAAAGCCTATCTTCGAGGACAGTTTACTAACCTGACAAGTGGTACTGTTTACCATCAGTTTGACCGGAAACTGAATAATTGCGAAGAAGTGGAGCAGCCAGGGGAGCCGATTTATATTGGGATGGATTTTAACGTTGGAAAGATGGCGGGAATCGTCCATGTGCTGCGTTTGGGGCTTCCATGTGCGGTAACTGAAATCATCAATGCCTACGATACGCCGGATATGATCCGCATCATTAAAGAACGCTTCTGGCTGTATGATGGGAATGATTACCGGAAAGTGAGGGAAATTTATATTTATCCAGATGCTTCCGGGGATTCCAGAAAATCAAGTAACGCAAGTACGACGGATATAGCCCAGCTTAAGCAGGCTGGTTTTAACGTTGTGGTGAACAGCTCGAACCCGCCAGTAAAAGATCGCGTTAACTCAATGAATGCAATGTTCTGCAATGCCAATGGTGAGCGTCGCTATAAAGTTAATGTGAAGCGTTGCCCGTTATATGCCGAATCTCTGGAGCAACAGGTCTGGGATGAGAAGGGGGAGCCTGATAAAAAATCTGGCAATGATCACCCGAATGATGCCGGAGGTTATTTCATCGTTAAGCAATTCCCTATTGTCAAACCGACCGGAAGAGTCACATCACTTCGGATTTAATTATGGCTGATATATCAACACCCAACCTCGACTATAACGATATGCTGGAGGCGTGGGATATTAACGACGCACTGATGGGCGGTACGCTTGAAATGCGCAGGCAGGGGGAAAATTATCTCCCAAAATGGCCTAACGAAGATGAAGACGCTTATAAAAAACGCCTGTCTGTGGCTACGCTACTTCCTGTGTATGAAGAAAGCATCAAGCAAAATATTGGGCGCATATTTGCAGAGCCGACAGTATTGAGTGAGGAAACGCCGGCAAAAATCAGGGAATATGCAGAAAATATCGACATGGAGGGGAGCCGACTGGATGTGTGGGCGCAGCAATTTTTCAGCCTCGCATTTCAGTATGGTGTGGCACATGCGCTGGTGGACTATCCACGAACGGATATGAAAGAGATTCGGACAAAAGCCGATGAAAACGCGGCCGGTGGTCGTCCGTACGTTACGATGCTGAATCCACGCCAGGTTATTGGATGGAAATCGAAAGTTGAAAAAGGGAAAGTTGTTCTCACTGATTTGCGTATAAAAGAGGTCATCATTATTGATGGTGATGATTTCGGGCAGAAGAAGGTGGAGCAGATCCGCCATATTATGCCCCGTCGAGTTGAAATTTATCGACGTAGCGAAGGCACTAATGGCGAATCTGTCTGGACGCTTCATGAGTCATGGAATACCAGCCGTGATGATATTCCTCTGGTAACACTGTACACGAAGAAAACAGGATTTATGCGTGGTACACCGCCATTGCTTAATCTTGGCTTGCTGAATATCAAGCACTGGCAAAGCCAGAGCGAGCAGGACAATATGAACCGCCCCGGGTTTCCTGGAGAGTGTTTTATCTGTGAACTCAGGCTGCCAGATCATCGTTTCCGATGGAAGCATAATAAGCTTTTTCTGCTTCTGCCGGAGGAGTATGGCCCAGCCTTTCCAGCAATCGTCGATTGTTATACCAGTCCACCCACGTGAGTGTGGCCAGTTCCACTTCTGCACGGTTTTTCCAGCTCTTACGGTGTATTACCTCCGCTTTGTAAAGGCCATTGATGCTCTCCGCCATCGCGTTGTCATACGAGTCGCCTGTACTTCCTGTTGATGCCAGTAATCCGGCTTCCTTAAGCCGCTGTGTGTAGGCCAGCGATACATACTGAGAACCTTTATCACTGTGATGGACCGTGCCGGACGGTCGACGGGCCCATAACGCCTGCTCCAGTGCATCCAGCACGAATGTCGTTTCCATGGACGATGAGACCCGCCACCCCACGATGTATCCGGCAAACACATCAATGATGAACGCCACATAGACGAAGCCCCGCCATGTGCTGACGTAAGTAAAATCAGCCACCCACAGCTGGTCAGGTCGTTCTGCCACGAACTGACGGTTTACGCGGTCGCCTGCGGCAACGGCTTTCCGGCTGATGGTCGTACGGACCTTTTTACCCCGGAGAACACCGGCAAGTCCCATAACCGCCATGAGGCGCGCCACTGTACATCTGGCTCTGGCCACCCTGATTCCTTCCCGTAACAACTGACGCCAGACTTTACGCACACCGTACACCTGATG